CTGATTCTTCACTGAGCAAAGAAACCTTTTGGGTTGTTGGTAGCTTTTTGTATTTGCGTAAAACTATAACGGCGCGATCAGCAGCTGGCCCCATTCGTTCACGCAAAAAGATGTTTGCTTCTCTGCGACCTTTCTTTTCGAAAACAGAAATGTAGCGAGTCACAAAGTACTTAGTTAAGTAATCTGGCAGACCTTGGATTTTGCCTTTCGTCCACGCAAAATCATCTGGGTTTGCTTCAAACAGTTTACGTTCGAGCACGCTCAGGTCGTCAGGTTCTTGCGACTCATCAAAACGTCTTGCACCAAAGCAAGCATCCGCTAGTGTTTTTGGCACTTGCGGAAAAACGTGCAAGCTTCCCCAACTTTGACAAGCCAGAGAAGCAGCACGTTTGTAGTCATGGTCAAAACCGAACTTATCCAAGTCTAATAGTTCGATTTCAGTGGGTTCGGTTAGCGATTTCAATGTGTTAATCTCAAAAAATACAATTACAAAGGCTGGAATATATGAAAACTACACTTCTGAACGACTCATTTAATCTCAACTACTTTGATGGACTAGTTGAAGATTTCATCGAAGACAACTCAGATTCGGTTGGCGGTAAAGAAATGACAATCGCTATCCTCCCGCCAATAGAACCAAAGAAATATCTCAATCCTATTCGCCCATATAGAACGATTACTACTACCGGATTAAATGAATTCGTATCAATAACCAACTTCCTCGAAGAGCTAGAGCTGCTTTGCATCAATAAAAACTCTGACTCAGTTGATGGATTCGATTGCGTATTCATAATTCCCGAAGAAGAGTTCTATGATTTATATCCAGAAAATGATCCTGACTATGAACAAAAAATAGAAGCAGTTAGAGCTATGTTCAGGAAGTAGATTTACTGCTTTGCCTTCTTGACTGCTGCAATTTGTTGTTTAACAGCAGTGATAGAAGGCAAATCCCCTTCTTTGATTTGTTTTCGGATATATTTTTTTGCATAAGACGTTAACTTCTTCATACCGCCTCCAATTCCTGAGTCGTAACCAACATAAAGCCACCTTTACCGTTGCCCTTGCTCAACACGCCTTTGGTTAGGTGAGTACAACTAAGGGAAACACATGCCTGTTCGATCGCTTGGTCTAGTGAGTCGAAGTCGCCAACCATTACATTGGCAACTTCTTGAGTGTCTTCATGGCGAACAACACCACCATCAGGGCAAAGCATGATTGCTGCATATTCCATCTAGATAGCCTCCAACGTTGCGTAGCCATGCAGAGGTTCACAGTCGCGCCACCACGTTTGCATGGTTGTGTTTTGGCTTGTGCTTTTCGTGCATGCAGAGATAAAGAAAAGAGCGCGGATTGCACCAATGGCCTGATGGTGTGTTGCGTTGTCTGTGGACTGGTTAAATACCACTACCCAGTAAACCCACCATGCGGTGATGAAATCTTCCAGGCACAAACCTTGTTCTGTGCCGTTTACGTTCACCAACATTGCACGAGTAGAATCAAGCTCTAACATCACGCCTTGGCTTGATTCAACTGGGTTGAAAACACGGATAAATTGCTCGATTTTGCGAGAAGTAAAACCTTCGCAACGAAGACCAAACTCTAAGTCTTTGCGGTAGATAGTTAGGATGCTCATTTTGAATCCCCCACAATTTTTGCAAGGAACTGGTTCGCCAGTGACACAAACTCACGCGCATCACTCGACGTTCTTTCCGCATCTGCTGTTGTATGCCCTGCTTTTTTAATGATGTTGTGGCTTGCATCAATACAGTCACACGTTTCTTCTAATCGATCACGTAGGTAACAGATAAGGTCGATTGCAGCATGTGATACACGGCTCTTGATGGAAAGGACGCACCAACCTTCTTCGATGCCAAATTGTCCACCATGTAAAACATGGCTAACCTCGGCATTCATTTCCTGTCCGGTGTATTTACCATCCAAGTCAATTTCACGCAGGTTCAAGCAGTCGCCTGTTTTATAGTCACGATCATTAATTCGAACTTCATGCATTTTTCGACCAGCTAATACATCAATAAAATGCTCTGACTGGATTTTAAGTTCGTGGATTTTTAGAGTGCTCATGCTTCACCCCCTTCACTAGCTTCGGCGCACTTCATGCACTTGCCATAGAGAATGGCTCCGTGAATACAATGTTTTGGGTGGTATTCTTTGGCTTTAGCTTCGGCTTGTTCACGGGCTTCGATGATTAGTTCTGTGACTTGGCTTTCAATTGCAAGAAGGCTTTCCAATGCCTTTTTATCATTTAGAAACACGAGTTCTTGCAGCAAGAAAGTAAACTTTTCACCAGTGTTGTAATGTTGTGTACCTTCAAACACATTTACGGTGAAAGAATTGGCGTGTGGCGCAAACTCAGTAAACACATGAATCACGTCAGTGTTCGACATCGCAAGAACATTGATAGCATGCACGATATCCAACGTTTGACGTTGTTTGAAAGCCCTGGCGATTTCCTCAGCATGCAACTCAAAAGGCTTACAACTCAAGAACTGCAAATCTTCTTCGGTTAACTCAACATCAATAGACGAATCCAAAAACGTAATAGTTGTGCCGTTCGCCATATTGATAACGCTATTCTTCGGTAATAGGTTGGTCAGAGCGAATGACAAACGACGGTTTTGCGCAACCATCAATTCATTGAATGATTGAGACTTGCGAAGATTCAGTTTCGACTCTTCGAGAACCTCATTCGCTTTAGTTAAAACTTCTTGTGCTTGTTTAAGTTCGGTATTCATCTTCTATGCTCCTACGCTAAGACGAAAAAAAGCCCCCTGTTACAGGGGCAAGGGCTGGCTTGGTGATTAATGGGTGTTACTGAATTGGTAGTGCTTGAGGCGACGAACATCGCCGACATTGCGATCAAATAACGTCGCGATTTCTTTAATTTGTTGCATACCGTTGCGGATTTTGTGTAGTTCCAAATCGTTAAAGCTATCGAACTCACGGACGTGCTCCGAAGCTTTAAGATCTCCGGCAATCAATACCATGCCGCGAAAACGAGGTGGCATACCGTCCCACAATTCTTTTAACTTAGTGCGTGTAGCAGAACCGTTGAAAAGCGCTTTGCAAGCGGCAATGCTCTCGTTTGCGTTTGGTGCTTGTTGCAATTGTTCTTGTTGAATAGCTAACTGACTCATTGGTTCTCCTTAGGCTAACCCCGGAAGTGGTGCACCGTTGGCTAGGAAATCTGTGCCCATTTGCATGAGTGGCTGTAAGCCCGTAGTGCGGTTCTCTAAATCGGAAATCATCAAAACAAGGTTGCCAAGTGCAGCGTGCGCTTTGGCTAAGGTCTTGTTTTTGGTTGAACGCGGCAGGCGCTCTGCGGTGCACATTTGCATTGCATCGCCAGAAAGCTCGCCGCTTAGCGCGTTGTTGAGTAGCGTACGCTCTATGAAGTTTTTCTGTTCTGATTCCTGTGGCAGCGCCACGGTCACGGTGCCTAAGTTGCTATAAAGAACGTTATGGATTGAGTAGTCACCGGAGTGATAACACAACCAGGCTAACTCGATGGCGTATAGCTTGTGCGGCTGCTCTGGGTTGAGCTTGTTGCGCAGCATGGTTTCGCCCATGTCCATCTTTCTGGCTAATCCTGCCATGTTGTGATTGGTTGCAAATGCGCAGCACGCCTCGTCAAACGCGTTTTGTTTGGCCTCACGTAATCTGCACATGGCGATGTTTGCGTCCATGTTTGACAATCCTTATAGCAACGTTGGAATGCAAATGACTGCCCAGGCGAATAAATGAAGCCAAAGCGAGCAGTAAGTTTTGGTTGGAATCAGAGAGGAAACGCGCATGACTTATCCTAACTTTGCAAGCGCTTCACGAGCGGCTATCTCATTCATTGCAATGAGGTTTACCAGCGGCTTTTCTTTTGGGGCTCTTTTTTCTTGGATGATGATGCGGCCTTTACGGACGTAGTCTCGAATCGTTTCAAGCTTTAGGCCAGTGATGCGTGAGTATTCTTCAAACGTCACAAATGGCACGGGTAATACTGGGTTGTATGACAACATGGTGGTATCCTACTTAGTTGATTTAACGACATTTCACTGTACTCACGATTATTCGCACTAATCGGGTACGCAGGAATTATTGATCGCATTTGAGTTCATTGCAAACTCAAATGAGCGCAAATTAAATTTATTTGTGATCGATAACCATAAAAAAGGGTCATATGGACGCTAAAAAACCTATTCTTCCATACGAATACCTTAAGGGTAACGAGTTCGTAGAAAAGCTTAAGGAAGTTCTAAACTGCAAGTCACATCAAGAACTTGCGGATTTACTTCGTATACCTAAGTCTACATTCAGCACATGGAGCAAGCACGAAAGGACTTCGCATGAGCTCACAATTAGACTTCATTTGGCCTTGGGGATACCAATCGCAGAACTCGCTTTGTCAAAAGACGACAAAAACCGCATTGCACAAAGTGGAGCTGAAGTGGCTAAACCTTCTTTGGATTACATGTCTAGAATGCTTGGTGAACAATCCACTCAGCTACAACAAGCTCAAAACGATGTTGTATCTATATCAAGCTTTTGCCTGACTAACGGGCAACTTCTCGACACTGGAAAAATTCCTTATGCAATTCGCATTTTTAACAGTTGGAATTTGGATAAAAACAACTCAATAGAGATCGAGACTAACGACGGGCGCTTCATCGTTGATAAAACCCAGAACGATGCGATGAGTGGCGATTACTTGATTGATAT